CGCTCGGCGAACTACAGCGTGGCCAAGCGTGTCACCGAGCTCCCTGGTGTCGAAGCCTGGCCCGAGTTTGCCCGTCGCACCTGGATCCGCACGAGTGGCACCGTCTCTCGGTTCGACCCCTATCAGTACCAGATCGATCTCGTCGCGAGCATCAACGCCCACCCGAACACGATCATCAACAAGTCGCGTCAGATGGGCGCCTCCGAGACGATCTGCTCCTACCTGTTGTGCCGCGCCCTTACCGAGCGTGGGTTCGCAGCGGTGGTCTTCTCCAAGACCCAACAGGACGCCTCCGAACTCGGCCGGCGTGTGCGTGCCATGGCCAACTCCATCGAGGGCGAATCGATCCGTTACTTGACGGACTCGAACACCCAGATCGCTATCGAAGGGCGCGGCACGCTGTATTTCCTCCCAGCTTCACCCCGGGCGGCCCGTGGCATCCCGAGCTGCTCGGTGCTGTTCCTCGATGAGGCCGCCTTCCTCGACGGTGCCGCCGAGATCTACCGCGGCGCCATGCCCACGCTGTCGATGGTGGGTGACGCCGCCAAGGTGATCGTGACCTCAACTCCCGACACCGAGCTCGACTGGTTCGGCCAGCTGTGGCATGCCGGCTTACCCCCTGACTGGTACTCGTTTGTCGCTGCCAACAACATCCGCGCCCTGAACACGCGGCTAGCCCGCATCACGGACGACTGGAACCGGGTCGCGATCCACTACAGCCAGCACCCGATCTACGGCTCTGACCCGGAGTGGGCGCGCAAAACGCGCGAGTCGCGCCGCATGACCCGCGCGGCATGGGATGCCGAGTACGAGCTGAAGTTTGGCTCGACCGACACCCAGGTCTATTCGTCTGAACTGATCACGCGCGCCTCCCGCGGTCACTGGCGCGAGTGCGGCTCCGTCGGCCGCAGCTACGTGATCGGCATCGACCCCAACGCGGGGGGCAACGACTACTTCACTGCACTGGTGTTGGACATCACTTCGGCCCCCTACGAAGTCGTGGGCATGTACCACGAGAACGGCAAGAGCACCGATTACAGCCTTCGTCATGTCAAAAGCCTCATTGAGGATTACCTCCCGGAGCGGGTAATCGTGGAGAAGCAGGCCATGGGCGCCGTAATCGCAGAGGCGCTGCAACATGTCCTGCCTAACTACGCTATCGAGCTGTTCTCTACGAGCCGCCCCAGCAAGACCACGGCGACTGACCGCGTCCTGTACCTGATGGAGCGCGACGAGCTGGTCTTCCCCGAGGGCGTCATCGCCAACGAGCTCCGCGCCTTCCAACACAAGGAGAGCGGAGCGCGTGAGGCAGCCGCTGGTGCCCACGACGACTGCGTGATGGCACTGGCGTTTGCCTGCTCTCTGATTCCTGAAACACCGAACACCGCGGGCTTCTTCGCCCACATCTGAACTGCACCATGGGGTATTTCAACTGCACCACGAGTACGGAGACGTACTACCTGTCGATGGCCAACCGGCCCTTGCCAGCCAACAGCACCAGCCGCTATCGCGGTGTGTCACGCACCAACAGTGCGAACTTGCCATGGCGCGCTGCCCTGGGTTACCGCGGCGCACGCCACTACCTAGGGACGTTTGCTACCGAGCGCGAGGCGGCCCTGGCCTACAACGCGGCTGCGCTGCGGATTATTGGCGAACACGCTGTTATCAACGACATCACCGAATGACTGACTACAAAGCGACACCAGAGCAATGGGCGCAATGCGAGGAGTTCCTGAGCAACCCAGTCGTCGGGGCGAGCGATGCGTGCATCCTCGAGCTTCGCGCCAGGGTTGAGACGCTGGAAGACGACAGCTGGAAGCAGGCAGAGAGCACCCGGTTCTGCGTCGATGCACTCGTCAAGCGCATTGAGGCGCTGGAGGTCAACTCCAAGTCAACTTCTAATCCAAGCCAAATTAGGAGTTCGCTGGTGGAGCGGGTGCAGGGCGCGATCCACGATGTGGAGTTCCCCCACGGCAACGACGAAGCCCGCGCCGCGATCCGCGAAGTGGCGGCGTGGATGACCAGCAACCCCGATGTGTACTTTCCGCCTGCACTTGTCTTTGCTTTTGAAAAGGAGGCCGAACTATGACCGACTTCCACCCCGCACCATTCCAAGACTTCTCCACCGAGCTACGCGACCCGTGGCCTGTGGTTGAGCGGCTGCGCCTGGCCCTGCGCGAGGCCGAGCGCTACTGCCTTGGCGCCGAGAACACAACCGGCCACTGCATCACATCCCTTCTTGAAGTCCTGCCCAACGAAGATGACTAATCAACGCCTTATTTCCCCGCCCGCTGCAGTCATCCGCCAATGGGAAGCCGAATGGGACACCAACGGTATCGCCCATTGCGACAAAGCCCTCTACATCGCCGCTAAGGCTGCAACCTGGGGTGCCAAGTCTGCCATTGAGTGCGCCCTGAAGGACACTGCCTCATGCCATTGGCGTGTTGCCGATGGCCCCGAAGACGGAGTGCAGCTTGTGCGAGCCAGTGATTTGATGGCTTGGGCTGCTGCCATTGGCAAGCGTTACGAGGTGGAGCAATGACCCACCCCATCACCCCACCGCCAGAGCTGGTGCAGCAGTGGGCGCAGATACCACCCGTCCACCAAGCGGTTGCAGACCACTGGCAGCACATCGCCACCCGCGCTGCCCAATACGGCGCCGACCAGGAGCTGGAGGCGTGCTGTGAGTATCTGGTGCGCTGCGCCCAATGGGAGCCAGAGGATGTCGCAGAACTCCGTGCCGCCCGACGCCCCAAGCCACCGAGCTTGAAGGAGCAGAGCCTTGCCTTAATTGATCTGATCCAAGGCAACAGGGAAGCCTGGGACATCAGTGAGCTGGATGTCGTCCGCCGCGCCCTAGAGGCCCTGCCCAATGACTGACCTCTCCCCCATCACCCCACCGCTGGAGCTGGTGCAGCAGTGGGGGCACGACGCCAACCTTTCAGGCGTGCCACACAACGATGAACACTGGGCGTACGAACAGCACATCGCCACACGTGCCGCCCAATGGGGCGCCGATCAGCAACTTGCAGAGGATGCAAAGTGGCTGGATCATAATGCTCTGAATGAACCGTATCTACGGATTACTCCAGTAGGTGAATCATTAAAAGAGGCGATGCGTCCCAATCTGCCGAGCTTGAAGGAGCAGGCGTTGAAAGCACTGGAAGATGACGACATTGATGTCTACCTAATCCGCCGCGCCCTGGAGCAACTTGATGGCTGACCTCTTTCCCACCGACTGGCGAGCGCTGTGCGCTGAGCTGGTAGAGGCGCTGGAATACGAGGGGCACATGCCGATTGACGGTACCTGGGAAGGCACTTTGGTAAAAACCGCCCGCGCCGCCCTGGCCCAGCCCAAGCCGCAGGGGCCGACGGATGAGGAGCTGATTGACATGGCTGAGTTTTACATCGAGGACAATGGCTTACTTGGCCTGCACAACGCTGGTGAGTTCGCCCGCGCCGTCCTCGCCCGCTGGGGCCGCCCCGCCATCGAGCCGGTGCCGCAGCAGGAGGCTGAGTGATGGCTGACCTCTCCCCCGCGGCAAAAGCCGTGCTGGATGCCGCCTTCACACTGGCCGACAACCTCGATCGTGATGTCACCGAAACGGAGATGATTGCCGCCGCCCTCCGTGCTGCTGCGAATCAGCTTGGCAAGGAGCTGGAGTTTTACAACGAAGTGGTGATCTCCGCTGAAGACCTCCTCGCCATCGCCGCCGAGCTGGAGGGCCAATGACAGTCCCCCTGCTGTTCGAGCTTCTCGTCGTCTACGTCGTGGCGTGCTGCTTGGCGCTGTGGCTGGCGTCGAAGCTGCTGCCGTAATGGGGTGTGGAGGTGGCGTCGGCTCTCGCGCCTGCACGCCTCACCGCAGCCTCCACACTGCGGAATGCCCAGTGATTCCTTGAAATCATTGGACTAACAGACTAGCGACTATGCCGGGTTGAGCCAGTCCCAGATACTGGCTTCTCGATCCGGCGACCACGAGGGCTGACTCCGGAACCAAGCTCGCCAATCAACCTCTGACCCCTTACCTCGATTGCATTCAGCGCAAGCAGCAATCAAGTTGTGGGCAACGGTGTGACCCCCTTTGCACCGAGGACGGA